CGATTGGGAAAACGTTTAGCAAGATCGGTAGTATCTTGAAAAAGATAGGTAAAGCTGCAATCTTAGCATTTGTTTACGCTTTGGCGTTACCCGTTGGGATTGGGATTACCATCATGAGGCCACTTGTTAAAGGCATTACTTCAGCAATTAGTTCATTGTGGCCACAAGTCAAAAAAGTTTGGCAAGCTGCTTGGAATGGCTTAGTTACAGTGGCGAGTGCAATCTGGAAGCCGATTTCCAAACCGGTTCAAGCGGGGTTAAAGCTGATTCAGTCGCTTATTTCGACTGGCCTAAAGGCCATTACGAAGCTTTGGCAACGTGAAGTTGAGCTCTGGGGTACGGTTATTTCGACGGTCTGGAACACGATTAAAAAAGTTGTATCAGCTGGTATGAAAGCTCTTGAGTCTGTAATTTCGCCAATTCTGAAAAGCATATCAAATGTTTGGAGCACGACATGGAATGCGATTAGCAGTTTTGTTGGTGATGTCTGGAACGGAATTAGCAAAACTGGTAAAAAGATTTTCGGTGGTATTCGCGACTGGATGAGTGACATTCTAGACGCAATCAGTAAGAAATGGTCAGATGTTTGGAATGGCTTAGCTTCAGCTTTCTCTGGAATCTGGGACGGGATAAAGAGCGTGGCCAAGTCTGGTTGGAATGCGATTATTGGCTTTATTAACACAGGTGTCGACGGAATTAACTCAGTAATTCATTTCTTTGGTGGTAAAAAAGATACGGTGCCAAAGCTTAAAAAGCTGGTACACGGAACGTCGGCTAATGATCATGATGAGTTAGCATTAGTTAATGATGAAGGTGGGGATACTTACCGTGAAGCGATCGTTCGCACAAATGGCCAAGTTGAAATTCCTAAAGAACGGAATCAGCTAGTCTTCTTGAATCGTGGTGATGAGGTTATTCCGGCCAAGAAGACGGCAGAACTATTTGGCCTAAATCGTTACGCAACTGGTAAAAAGGGCTGGCTTTCGGCGGCTTGGGATAATGTTAAGGATTGGGCTGGTGATACCTTTGAGGCTATTGAAGACGCCTTGAAAGACCCGCTAGGTGTCTTGACTGACTTATTCCATAAAGGCAAAAACACCGCAACTGATATTTGGAAAACAGTTGGTGATGGTGCAGCTGATTATCTGCCAAAGACTGGTGTTGAATGGTTCAAAAAGGAACTGCAGAAGCTTGAAGATGCATTAACACCGCCTAATCCTAGTGGTTCAGGTGTAGAACGTTGGCGTCCTTATATTGAAAAAGCCTTTAAGGAACTGCATGTAACAGCTACTGAAGGCAAAATCAATAAGCTGCTTCGTCAAATTCAAACTGAATCTGGCGGTAATCCGACTATTCCACAGCAGATTAGCGACAATAACTCCGCAGCTGGTCATCCAGCACAAGGCCTACTTCAGTTTGTTCCTTCAACATTTAACTCATGGGCTGTAAAAGGCCATCACCAAATTCTAAATGGTTATGATCAGATTCTAGCTGCGATTAACTGTCTGGAACATGGCGGTGAAGGTGGCTGGGGTAACGTCGGTAATGGTCACGGTTGGATGAATGGTGGCTGGGCAGATCGACCAGCTATTTTCGGTGAAGTACAAGGTGAACCGGAACTCGCGATTAATCCGGCTCGTCAAACAGCAGACCATTACATCTTGGAAGCAATTCGGGCGCGAGCTGCTAAGTCGCCGAATGGTTTTGCAGCTAAACTTAATCAGATGATTGCTAGTCAGCAACAGGCCGGGCATCAATTAGTAGCTGCAACACCTGCTACAATGCCAGCGCCAACGTTGAACAATAATGTAAATAATGGTACTGATTTGAGTGGCGACGTTACGATAACATTCCAAGTTGATAGTTCAGAGTTAGCACGCCAGACTTATCCAAAGTACAAGATGATGAAAGCGCAAGAAATTATTATTCGGAACAATGGTGGCGCAATTCCCGTTGGGAATGCAATGCCGGTAGGAGGTGGATACTAATGGCAACGATTATCATTCAGCGACAAGATGGCACTGAATATGATTTAGACGCGTTGGGATTTCGGGTCAAAAGCTTTAGTGTACCTTTGAATAATAATTCTTATAGCTATCAGCAAGTTGGCAAATACGGATCGATGATGACCACCTTTGCCAGTCAGTATCTGGTTATTCCGTTAACGATTGTAATTACAGCAGTCGACATGGCTGACTATAATCTGCAGCTATTAGAATTAAGGCGGATTTTTCGCTCAGATGAAGATTTCTATGTGATTAATGCGATTACGCCATTCATGCGCTGGAAAGTCCGTGCTGAAGCTGTAACGCCAACTCAGCAAAGCAATTTTTGGCAATCAGCAGATGTTGCAATCAATCTTGACTGTGCAGATGGCTATGCTGAGTCAGTCGCGACTACGCTTGATTGGAATGTAGAAGAATGGGGATTCGGTCTGAACGTACCAAAAGATGAAATCAGTTACGAATTTGCGCAAAATGATTTTTCATTTTGGAATCTAGGCATGATACCACTGCTGGCTGATGAACGGCCAGCTAAGATTATTTTTCAAGGCAATGCGCCGAATGGATTTACGATAACCAATAACACCACGCAACAATCAATTCAGATTAAGCGTGGTGTTTCTAGTTCTGACAAAGTAATCATTGATGGTGTTATGCCATTGATTAATGGTCAGCAGGCCTATAGCGATTGTGATCATGGCTATTTGGATTTTGTGACTGGTGAAAACAAGTTGCATGTTGATGGTGCTAGCAATTTTAGGCTTAAGTTTGAGACCAGGTTTTACTACTAAGGAGGTGATTAAGTGATCAAAATTGCAGTTCAAGGCTATGATGGCAATGAATCGGTGATTCTTGCCTATAACGTCAGTGTTACGAAAACAATTAACAGTTTTCCGACATTGACGTTTTCTTTTGATGCCACTGGTCAAAATAAGATCGCTGAAAACCTTTTAGGGCCACGAGCGTTATTTACGCTTGCAGACGGTCAGCAGTACCGCTTGACGATTTCAAACCCAGTACCGAATTTCAACTACCGAACCTATACGATTACGGCCACGCACATTAGCCATGATCTGCACGATAATTATGTCCGCAATACATTGGCAGGTGTTCAATCCATTAATAGCTGTATGGATTTAGCAATCCAAGGAACGACGCTATCGTATCAAATTAATGGGAATTTCAATCCTCATGATTTTGGCGAAAATACGATTGGTGCTGGGCATGGTGATGATATCTTATCAGCGGTTGCGCAGGCTTGGGGTTGTGAGTATTGGTTTGACAACCGGACGATTCACATTGCTAAAACGATTGGCACTAAAGACTCATTCTTATTTGTAGATCGAGTCAATGCTAACTATATTTCGTGGACTGAAGATTACTCATCATTCGCGACGGCAATTCATGGGTTTGGCAAGCAGCTAGAGCAATCTTCAGATCAGGATTCTAGCAATCAAACTATTCAGTATAGCTGCGAGGCGGACTATTATAGTCCGCTAGCTGGCAAGTCGGGAATTGGTGCTATTTGGCAAGACGCTTATACCAGTGACACAATTACGGACAGTAACACTCTGCAGGCAGCTTTAAAAAGCTCGCTGCATGATTATCCAGATGTTCAATATTCAATGAGTTGGGTAACGTTTGCAGATAATAGTCAGATCAAAAATAATATTGAAATCGGTAATACTGGCTGGTTACGTGATCGTTATGGTCTTGATGTTAATGTCAAGATTCAAAGCTACACGCACTATCTCGACAAACAGTCAGGTACTAGCGACACGATTACGTTTGGCAATAGGATTTTTGATGCTTCAGAATATGAAGCGCGGCAAAGAAAAGCTCAAGACCAAGCAAAGATGATTGCCAACTTGCAGTGGAAAATTAACACTGCAAAAAGTGTAGGCAATGCATGGACAGAAAGCGAGGTGCAGGTGTTTGACAGCAGCAAGCGTAACTGATCCAAATGGTGATTATCCAATCAAGCCAGGAGCCTTTGTTGGTTTTGATTACAGCACGACTGCTTTACGCGGTGGAGTAATGCTAGTAGCCTCGCCTAACGGCAAGGATAAGATTCCGAAGCTGGGGCCTGATGGCCTGTTTATGTTCAGCATTGCTGACGGTGATAATATGTGGCTGCTGCTTAAAGACAAGGTGCAGTCGGTATTGGGTAAGGTCACTTGGGATTCAATCACCGGGAAGCCTGACGTTGCGACTAAAGCAGATGTGGCCACAGTGGCGGAAGTTGCTAATAATGCTTTGAACAAGGCTAATAGCAATGAAGCTGTTTTAGCCGGCAAAGCCAATAAAACCGATCTGACCTGGGATAATGTTTCCGGCAAGCCGATTGACTTAGCTACTGTGGAGAATGTAGCTGAGGCTCAAAACACTGCTGACAGCGCGCTGAGCAAGGCCAACAGCAATGCCACCGCGTTGAACAGCAAGGTCAACAAATCCGACCTGACGTGGGCTAACATTGCTGGGAAGCCAAGCATACCTGATGCCGATGATACGACAACCGTATCAAGCGGAGACCTTAATAGCTACACGACTACAGGCAAATACTACATGCCTAACTCGTTGTCTAACTACACTAATCATCCGACCACCGGTACTGATATGGGTGATTGGTTCGTGATGAAGGTTGACTCATACCACAATGGCGACATGATTATTCAGACGATCTACCAGATTAACTCTGGTGATGTTTGGATTCGGCAGCACTGGGTCAACAGCTGGAAAGCCTGGCGTCAGGTAACATTCTGGCCAAAAGGAGGATAGCTAATGGATTTAATTAGTTATGTAACCGACAACGTTAAAAAGGTGTATCAGAAAATTGCAGAACTGTATCAGCTGGAAATTGAAGTTGATGCTAATGATGAGCAAACAGTACCAACACTACGTGTTGAGGAATGCCAAACAGATGTCCTCAATCGGCAGGCGCGTCAATGGCTTTTTCGAGTGATGAAGAAAATGGCTGCTGACATTAACGACTTGGTTACACTGTACAACGCTCAAAGTCTGATTGATTGGGACGCAGACGGTCAGCCATTAACACCGCCGTATTACTTAGCAATGCCGAAGTCATTAGCTTTTAACGAGGTTGAGACGGTTTTAGATGATGATTTTAAACGAGCTTTTGAGCTGTTTGCTCGGCTCGAACAATATGCAAATGATATGAAAGGAGCCTGATTATGGCAGCGATTAATACGCGAGTCGTTTTGGACTTGGTCCGGGACGC